ACGACACCAGCCACAAGTCTTATTTCAATTCCCGCTTCATGGCCCGCGGCGCCGAGGCCGAAGTGCCAATTCAGATCCTCACCGATCTGGAATCGGACGCTGGCGAAGCCATCAGCTACGACCTGCTGGCCGAGCTGAAGATGGCCCCCGTTGAGGGCGAGGACATCCTGGAAGGCAAGGAAGAAGGTCAGAAGTTCTACACGGACCAGATCTACATCGACCAGGCCCGTGCAGGCGTGAACACCGGTGGCCGCATGACGCGCAAGCGCACGCTGCACAACCTGCGTGAAAAAGCCAAGCGCCAGCAATCGAGCTGGTGGGCCCGCCTGATGGACGAATTGCTGTTCATCTACCTGTCTGGTGCACGCGGCATCAACCAGAACTTCCTGCTGCCCCAGGGCTATACCGGCCGCGCGAACAACGCGCTGGTTTCGCCTGACAGCTACCACACGCTGTACGGCAACGACGCCACCGCGTTCGCCAACATCGACGCAGCCGACAAGTTCGACCTGCGCCTGATCGACCGCGCCAAGACCAAGGCTGACAGCCAAGGCGGCGGTGCCACCGATGTGCCTGTGCTGCAGCCTTGCAAGATCGACGGCAACGAAACGTTTGTCTGCGTCATGCACACGTTCCAAGAGGACGACCTGCGCGCAAACACCAACACCGGCCAGTGGCTGGACATCCAGAAGGCTGCTGCTGGCGCTGAAGGCCGCAATTCGCCGCTGTTCAAGGGTTCGCTCGGTATGTACCGCGGCGTGATCCTGCACAGCCACCGCAATGCGATCCGCTTTAACAACGCTGGTTCCGGCAACAACGTGGAAGCCGCCCGCGCGCTGTTCTTGGGTTCGCAAGCTGCTGTGGTGGCCTTCGGCTCGCCCGGCACCAACATGCGTTTCGACTGGCACGAAGAAACCCGCGACAACGGCGACAAGGTGGTGATTTCCACATCGTCCATCTTCGGCGTGAAGAAGGTGACGTTCACCACTGCAGCCGGTGCGCAGGACTTCGGCGTGTTCGCGCTGGACACTGCCGCGGCCACTCGCTGATTGCCAACCGACAAGGAGTAACACGAAATGGCCTTCACCAATTCCAATGACCACCTGACGGGCCGCAAGCCCGCGGTGTACCCCGCTGGCGCTGAAGTTGTGGCGGTTCGCTCTGCCATTGACCTGGTGGCCGCTGACCTGGACGCCAACGATGTTGGCGCCGTTGCCATCCTGCCCGCTGGCTGCGTGCCTGTGGGTGTGGTGTACGACAGCGACGACCTGGACACGAACGCATCGCCCACCATCGCTGCGTCTGTGGGCTTTGTCAACGCTGGCGAAACCGACCTGGACGGCACCGCCTGGGCGACTGGCATCACCACCAGCCAAGCCGGGGGCGCTCTGAGCCTGACACTGACGCCCGCCGTCATGCGCATGGCCGCTACGCAGACCGACCGCAAGGTGGGTATCAAGTTCACCGCCGCTGCTGCCACCAAGGCTGCCGGTCAGGTGGGCCTGACGCTGCTGTACCGCGCCGTCTAAGCGCCGCTCCAAGGATGGGTCGGGATTCTGGCCCATCCCCTCATTGATCCCTGGAGTTCCCCATGAAACTGCAAACCGCAATCCCTGCGCGGCGCGATGGCACGGTGATCGTGCAAGGCCTGGACGGCCAGCGCTATGTGTTCACCAAGGACCAGGACAACGAGCTGTCCTGCGATGTGACCGACGACGCCACCGTGGCGCACTTGCTGGCAGGCAAGAACTTTTGGCCAGCAGACGAGCGCGACGCCGAGGCTGCGCTGAAGCTGCTGGACGCGGCCGACGACTCTGACGACGACGCTGATTCTGACGACGACGATGACGAAGCTGACGGCTTGCCTCAAGAGGCCAATACGCCGCCCCAGCGCATCGCCAAGCCTGGCCGCAAGCCACGCAAAGCTGCAACCCCTGACGCGGGCTGATTGAATGGCTACCTGGGCAGATTTCTATCCCGAGCTGATGCCGCATGTGGTGGGGTGCCCCAACCCTACAGCAAACATCGCTCTGCGCGAGTCTGCCCGTGCATTTTTCCGCCGCACGCGCACCTGGCGCGAGTGGCTGGAGCCGGAGTCAGTCGTGGCGGGCGTGCGCGAGTACGACTTGCCGCTGCCATCCGGCGCCATGGTGGTGCGCATTGAGCGCTGCACTGTGGACGGCGTGCCCATGGATGTGCTCTCGCACAAGGAGCAGTTGAGCGACTTCGTGCGCTACGAGCAACCAGACCGCGGGCTGCTGAGCCGGGATCGCGCTGGGTTTGTGCTGACCCAGCTCATTACGCCTGGCGCCATGGTGGCGGCCGAGGTGTCGCTGATGCCCACAAAAAACAGTGTTGGTATCCCTGACGACCAGTTTGCCCAGCATGCCCAGGACATTGTGGAAGGTGCCAAGCACCGCCTGATGCTGATTCCACAAACGCCGTTCTACAACGAAGGGCTTGCGGCTGTGGCCATGAATTCTTTTGAGTTGGCGGTGGCCACCAAGACCGTGGAGGCCTGGAAGGGCGCTACGGGCGTTGTGCCACGCCGGCGCGCGAGGTGGTGCTGATGACGATTGACGCCCAGGCCATCATTCGTAAAGCCCAGATTGACCTGCTGGACGAGGCGGGCACACGCTGGCCTGCCCGTGAGTTGGTTTCGCACTTGAATGACGCCGTGCGCGCCCTGGTGGTGGCGCGGCCTGACATCACCACCACGACAACTGCTGTGGCCTTGATCGCAGGGGCCCGCCAGGCGCTGCCAGCACAAGCCGCGCTGCTGGTGGACATCCCATGCAACGCCGCAGGCAAGAAGCGCGCTATTTCCAAAGTGGATCAGCCGCTGCTGGACCGAACGGTGCCCGGCTGGCAAGGGATGCCGCAGGCGCTGGAGGTTGAGCACTTCATGCACGACTTGCGCGAGCCGCGCGCCTTCCTGGTGTACCCGCCCGCCCGAGTGGGGGCCCAAGTGGATCTCACATGGTCTGCACGGCTTCAGCCAATCACAGAGCCTTCTGGCGCGACATGGGCCCAGGTTTCTGGCGGCATTGAGCTGTCGGAAGACTGGGAGTCGGCTCTTTTGAATTACGTGCTCTACCGCGCCTATTCAAAGGACGCGGAAGTCGCAGGCAATGCGCAGCTTGCTGCCAGCCATCTCGCCTTGTTCAACAACGCCGCGGGCATTCAGCTGGAAGCCTCCAGCACCGTGGCCCCACAAACTTAATAGGAGCGCCACATGGCCGGTTTTTCCACATCCCTCGCCAATGCAATCGTCAATGCGGTGCTGCGCCAACAGGCGTTTCCAACGATTCGCACCACGTACTTTGCCCTGTTCACTGCAGACCCCACTGATGCGTTTGTGGCAGGCACGGAAGTGTCCGCCGCCTGGTATCAGCGCCAACCCACGGGTGCGTTTACCGCGCCTTCTACTGGCACGTCCTACAACAACACCAACGTGGAGTTCCCCCCGGTGGTGGGCGCTCCTGTGGTCGTGACCCACATCGGCATCGTGGAAGGCTCCAGCCCAACAGATCCAACCGCGACTCTGCTTTTCAGCGAGCAGCTTGACCAGCCAAAGACCATGACCACCAACGACATTTACACGGTGCGCAGCCAGGGCAGCTCTGGTGACTTCACGATTTCCCTGATCTAAGCCCATGAACACCCACGGCATCAACGGAGCCACGATCAATGAGAGCGCAACGGATGTAACAGTCCGGGCGCTGCTGGTTGTTCGCGCTTACGCCCTTGCCGCGGTGTCGGGGCGCGTATTCCGCAGGGGTGCGATTACTGCGCAGGCTGCGTCTGACGTTCAGGTTGTTGCGCGGGCAAATCGGTCGTCTGCTGCTGTGACGCAGGCCCGCGGGGATGTGTCAATCGTCGCTCGCGTCCTGGCCAGGTCATCTGAGGTTGCGCAGGCCATTGCGCAGATCACCATCGTGCGCCCGGTTGTGCAGGTGTTTGTGGCGTGCTACGCCAGGGCGACAAGCCTTGTTGTTGGTCGCGTGGCTCGCGCTTCGCAAACTTCCTCAACAGGTGTAGCTGCTGTCCAGGCCACGGCATCGCGCATTACAGCGGCAGCGGTTTCCGCCACGGGCACTGCGCAAATTATTGCTGTGCCAAGGGTCGCACTTCGTGCACCTTTGTCTTTGGTAGCTACCGCAGACATCGACGCCAACCCGAACACCGTCAAGCGCGTGCAGTTTGACGAGTACGCAGTGGATGCGCAGACCTTTGTTGTCCCATTTGAGGACAACGTTTTCTTTGTGAGGTAACTGTGGCACTCGCAGCAATCACCCAACAGCCCCGCGACGTGCGGGACTACGACATTGACTTTGGCGAGTGGTTCCCGCTCGGTGACACGGTGGTAACGGCCACAGTTTCGGTGGAGCCCGCTGGCCTGACTGTGACCTACGCACTGCAGCATCCCCGCGTGAAAGTGTGGCTGCAGGACGGCGCAATTGGCTCCTACAAGGTAACGGTGGTGGCCTACACCAACGATGGTCGAGCCAAAGAAGTCGAGTTGAAAGTTCGGATCAAGGACACCTGATGGCCAAGCAACTGTTTCTCAACAACTTCACCACCGTGTTCATTGCGGCCGTGAAGGAAACGCCAACCACCGGTACGCCAGCGACCGAGCTGGACTACGGTGTTCTGCGCGTGTCTGATGGTGCGGCGGGCATGTTGCTCAATCCAACTGGCGGCGACTACTACGTGCTCACTGCCTACAAGCGGTCCGGTAGCATTGAATCGAGCATTGAGGTGATGCGCGTCACTGCCGTGGATAACTCCATACCTGGCGAGTGTCGTATCACTGTTCAGCGAGCCCAGGAGGGGACGACTACCCAGGCTTATGTCTCAGGGGACTACCTTTCGCTGCGCTTCACCAAGGGCAGCGCCGAGAGCATGGTGCAGAAAGTCGCTGGCAAGGGGCTGAGCACTGAGGACTACACCACCGCTGAGAAAAGCAAGCTCGCTGGTGTGGCTGAAGGGGCCACAGCCAACAGCACGGATGCTCAGTTGCGGGATCGTGCAACCCACACAGGCACACAGGCGATTACTACGGTGTCCGGTTTGCAGGCTGCGCTGGATACCAAGGTCGATAAGGTTGCGGGCAAGGGGCTGAGCACCGAGGACTACACCACCGCTGAGAAAAGCAAGCTCGCTGGCGTAGCTGCAGGGGCCACAGCCAACAGCACGGATGCTCAGTTGCGTGACCGCGCAACCCATACCGGTGAGCAAGCGATTGCAAGCGTCACTGGCCTGCAAAGCGCCTTGGATGCAAAGGCCCCGACCGCTACGCCAACCATTACCGGCCTGCGAGAAGTGCGCGCAGCACTGCCCGCCAACAACATCGACCTTGCCACAGGCAATGTCTTCACCAAAACCATCAGCGGCGCTACGACGCTCACAGTGTCAAACGTTCCGGCGGCGGGTACAACAGCCAGTTTCATCCTCGACCTGACCAACGGAGGCAGTGCTGGGATTACCTGGTGGGCTGGAATGAAGTGGGCCGGTGGCACTGTTCCGACGCTGACTGCTGCAGGGCGCGATGTGCTCGGCTTTTTCACCCACGATGGTGGTACTACCTGGACGGGCCTGGTGCTTGGAAAGGATGTGAAGTAATGAGCATTCGCAACCTTGTTATGGCAGCCGCTGGATTGGCTGGCGACGGGAAATATAAATACTGGAGAATTGAATTCCCGTCCGGCGGGTACAACAATTTTATGTATATCGCAGAGGTTAGGATTTACGCGCAAGGCGAGGCATCTCCAGAATCCCCAAGAACAACAACTTCGCCAAATTATCCTTATTCAACAGCCACGGCTGACAAGGCTACTGATGGATATACAAATACAGAGTGGATTCTAAATCAACAGCTAACAGACGCTAACTCAGCGATAATTATCCAAGAGTTATATACCCCTAAAAAAATTACAAAGTTGGCTATTTACCTTGCTGTGTATCATTACAGGCCATTTGATTATTTGATCAAGGCATCAAACGACGGCACTAATTATGTGATTGTAAAAGCAAAAACTACGCTTGGGTATGCTAATAACAGTGGGTGGTATTATTATGATATTTAATAAGTTATAAATATGCTTTATTTTTACCAACTTACAGGCGAATTTGGCATCTCCCGCCAAGATGCGTGCATGCGGGCAAACACCTCCGCCCCAGAAGGCTCCCCTGTTATTGGGAAGTTTGTCGGCTACCAGGACGGCAATCCACCCGAGCACAACCGAATCACCCATGTGGCGGTGGAGGTTGCGCCAACCATCGTTGACGGCACGTTGACGCAGCAATGGCGCATCGACCAGCTTCCGCAAGAGCAGGTGGTGCAAAACCTTGCCCGCGCACGCGAGGCTGCATGGGAGGCCATCAAGGTCGAGCGCGACCGCCGCGCTGGCCTGGGCGTGAAAGTCGGCCAGCACTGGTTTCACAGTGACCAAAAGAGCCGCACCCAGCAACTCGGGCTTGTCTTGCTCGGGGCCAACATCCCTGCGGGCCTGCAGTGGAAAACGCTGACCCTGACGCCGCCGCCCGTCTTCGTGCCCATGACGCAGCAGCTCGCCCAGGCCATCGTTTCCGCAACGGCTGCCAGCGACACGGCCATCTTCACTGCTGCCGAGGTTCACCGCATCGCGGTGGAGTCGAGCACGGCACCCCAGAACTACGACTTTTCAACTGGCTGGCCCACATCCATCGAGGAGGAAGCAAATGCTGCAGGCATTACGTTTGACCAAAGCCTACTTTGAGCAGGTTTTCATCGCTGCTGACCAGTTGGTCAACGCGCTGATTCCTCCGCTGGACGGCACGATCAGCTACGCCGACGAAACCCTGTCGGCCCGCAGCTACCGCGCGTACCGGGACGGCAAAATTTTCGGCAAGCTGACCATGAAGCCGATCAACCTGCTGTTCTTCTGGCAGGGACCTGACCATTGTTACAAGGCGTATCTCAAAGAGCGCGCACGCAAGAACCTACCGGCCGAGTACCAACACCACACCGAGCAAGGCTGCCAGTGAAGAACGACCTGTTGCATCAGACGGACACGAACACAGTGAAGGCGCTCGTCAACTGGGTGGCTGCGTTCCTTGGCATCGGGACTTTTCTGGGTGTGGTGAACCTCGCCGTAGGTGTACTGTCCGCAGCCTGGCTGACTGTGCAGATTTACGGCTACCTTGTGCATGAGCTACCCATGAAGAAGATGCGCAAGCAAATGCTCAAACATGAGCTTGATCTGGCCCGCACTGGGCACGCCGCATCGTGGCGCTCGGAGGCGGACGAGTGACCGCGCAGTCCAGGGTGCCAAAAGCTTTGGCCGGGTCGCTGGCCGCCCTGGTCATGCTGGCCGCAGGGGTCAGCATCCAGAACGCGGAGCCCACACCCGAAGCGCTGCGCAGCGAGTACATCCAGGCCGTGGCTGCCGACACCAGCACCAGCATGGCGGTGAAGATTGCCATGGTGATGGGCAGCCAGTACGAGAGCAGTGGCCGCCACATCGGCAAGCCCTATGTGGACAAGCTGATGAACTTGCCCGATGCGTCTTTTGCCTGCGGCTTTCTCCGTGTATTCGGGGGCCACGTTGATGCAGTCTCATAGTCCCATCCTGCCCAGAGGCGGCATTTGTACGCCGCATCGGAAATACCGTTTTCTAACGCGATGTGCCGCCAGAGTCTGCCATCCGGCGCGCGGGCGACGAAGCGCCGGTTTTCGCTTTGTTGCTGCTTGTCGGCCCAAGTGCAATTTCCTGGGTGGTAGCCCTGATCGTTATCAACCCGCTCTATCGTCAAGTGGTCTGCGTAGCCGCTGGCTCGCGCCCAAGACGAGAACTTTAGGTAGCTATCGCGCCACTCCTCACAAACCTCAATGCCGCGAGCGCCATAGTTTTTGTATCCAGGGCAACGTTCGTTGTAGCAGCGCCATTTCATGTGCTGCCATATCCGATACAGCCGTGAGTTTGATTCACCGCCAGCGGCGTATTTTGGAGCGTCCTTCTCACGAGCGGGCTTTACTTTGGCGTGTCCGCATGAAGCGCTTTTCCCTCTGCGCAAATCCGAGCCTCGAACGACGGATTGTGCGCCGCATGAACACTGGCAACGCCATAGAGCACCCCCGCCCTTTGCATTGCCATCTTGGCCGAGAACACGCCACTCTGCGAATGTTCTTCCGGATAGATCGACAAGTCTTGGATTTTTCACAATAACCATTGTAACGGACTATGGATAACAATCGAAGCAGGATCGCCGTAGTTGCATCCCTGGTTTTAAGCGCGTCTGGGTTGATCGGCATCGCCGTCTCCGAAGGCTGGGAGCCTGTAGCCCGCCCGCCCGTGCAGGGCGACGTGCCCACGGGCGGCTTCGGCAGCACGCGCGCGGAGAGCGGGCCGATGAAGGCCGGCGAGCGCATCGATCCCGTGCGCGGGCTGATCCTGCTCAAGCGGGACGCGGCCGAAGCCGAGCGCATCGTGCGCCGCTGCGCGCCGGTGCCGATGTACCAGCATGAGTTCGATGCGGCGGTCTCGCTGGCGTACAACATCGGCGGCAAGGCGTTCTGTGGCTCCACAGTGGCGCGGCGCTTCAACGCTGGCGACTACGCCGGGGCGTGCGATGCATTCCTAATGTGGGACAAGTTCCAGGGGCGCGCGCTGCGCGGTCTGACCCTACGCCGCGAGCGCGAACGGGCCATGTGCCTGGGAGAGACGCCATGAATCCGATATTGATCGTCATGCTCTGGCGCTGGTGGAGGTGGTGGGAATGACCTTGGCAACGCACATGGTTGCGGCCGTTGCTGCTGCTGGCGTGGCTGCTGCCTCTACCTGGCATGTGCAGGCATGGCGCTACGACGCACAGCTTGCTGACATCCATGCCAAGCAGGCCACCGCCAACTTGAAGCGATCAGAGGCGGCCCGCGCCGATGAAATCCAAACCGCAGCAAAGGAATCGACACATGCCGCAGACACGTCGAAAAACTCGGACGAATTCACCACATCACAGCCTGTTCGTGACGCCATTGCTCGCGTTGATGTTGCTCGCGCTGAGCGGCTGCGCACAGATGCCGAACGCCGAGCCGCCACTTATCGCGCGCAAGCCCAAGCCTGCACCACTGCCAGCAGCAGTATTGCAGATCGACTTGAAGCCTTCGACCGCCAGCTTGTCGAGGGGGTTGCAGTGGTCGGAGAACTCCGAGCGGATCTTGTCCGAAGGGACGCCGAAGTAGTCCTATTGCGAAAGCAGGTTGATACAGAGCGTGCGTTGAGCACAGAGGAGTGACATGACAGTCATCGCCATTTCCAGCTTTTTGGGCGAGAACCGCGCGGCAGAGCCCAAGCTGATTCAAGACGGGCAAGGTACGGTATCGCTGAACCAGAAGCCCGGACGCGGCGACTTGCGCCCTTGGCGCGAGCCTGCCCAGGTGTTCACAGCGCCTGGTGGCACTAAGACCATCTACCGCATGGGGCGGGGCGTCTCAAGTGACACGCTGTATTGGCTTGCCTGGCCGCATGTGGTGCACACCGCCCTCGGGTTCGACGCGGAAGACACTACGGAGCGCACCGCCTATACGGGTGACGGCGCGCCGAAGGTGACAAGCAATTTGGCGCTGAGCAGCAGCCAGCCAACAACCAACCCAACGGCCAGCCGCCCCCTCGGGTTGCCCGCACCAGACACTGCGCTGACTGCCAACGTGGTTTTGGCGGCACCAGACCCAGACGAGGGCAAGTACCGGCTGCTGATTACCGCCAAGCAGGTGGCGGCACTGACTGGGGGCAGTGAGTATCGCCTTTCTGTGGAGGGGCGCGACGCCCAGACATTCACGCTGCCCGGCACGGAGACAAGCAAGGTTTCCGCCGCTGAACTGGTGGTGCTGTTGACACCGTTGCAGGGCATCAAGGCCGTTGTCGCTGATGAAAAAGACGAGGATGCGCCACTTGGCGTCAAGGTGACGGGCACAGAGGTGGGCAAGGCCTTCACGCTGGAGCGCTTGACCGGCACAACGCAAAACTACGATGCTGCCGCTGCCACGCTGACGCAGCTGTTTTCATCGGTGGGGAACATTGGGCCGACAGCCACTCTGCTGAGAGCCACGGCCACCACCAGCGCGGGGTTCAATGTCGTCATCACCGACGCCATGCTGGAAACCCTGGCGGCCGGAGACACGCTGACCTGTACGGTTTCTGGGAGCTTCCGCTTTGGCGTGACCATCGGCGGCAATAGCCGCTCCAGTGTAGTGGCCGCGCTGACGGCCGGCGGCGTGCAGGCCACAGCGCAAGAATATGTGCCTGGTGGTGTTGTTAGCGAATCCTACATCGGGACCTACGAGGGCCAGCCTGGTGGTGTGCGCATCAATGTTGGGGCCACTTCTACCGCTGCGACGGTGGAGATTCAACGATCATCGGGGGCGACTGCCGCGCTGGTCATCACGCAGGACTGGCTGGCCGCCAATGCCAAGGGTGGTGACAAGTGGCAGGTGCAGATCGGCCAGGCGGCACCAGTCGCCATCACCCTGACGGCGGGGGCGAACACCTACCCTCCAGCGGTGACGCCTGCCTCACTCAAGCAGGCGCTGTCTGCGGTGTCAAAAATCGTCGCCACAGAGGAATCTACAGGCGGATCTACCCAGCTTCGCATCGAGGCTATTGGCTCTGGGGCGAGCATCACGATCAAGAAGATCACGCCTGCGGCCACCAAGGTGTGGGGTGAGGCGGCAGCTGCCACGGTCATTGGCCCCAAAAAGCGCGAGGTGGCGGACTACTTCTACGTTTACACCTACGTGAATGACTGGGGTTGGGAGAGCGCGCCGAGCCCGGTGAGCGCCGTGGTGGAGCGCGCCATTGACGAAACGGTGATTCTGTCCAACCTGGCGTCACCCCCTGGTGGTGGATACAACATCAATCGCGTGCGTGTGTACCGCACCCAGGCCGGCACAACCGGCAATGCAGATTTCTTCTTTCTGCTGGAGGCGGCTGCGGCGGTTGCCACGGTGAAGGACACGGGCCAGGAGATTGGCGAAGTGCTGGCCACCAAGAAGTGGCTGCCCGCGCCAGGGGTGCCGCGCGGTGGCGCCACCAATCTGACAGAGCAAAACCTACACACCCTCACACCGATGTGGAACGGCATGCTAGCGGGCATCACCAATGGGGCGGTGCGATTCTGCGAAGCCTACGTCCCCTACGCCTGGCCGATTGGATACGACGCAGTGCCGCCTGATGGCCGCGCTGTGGGCCTGGGGGTGTTTGGACAAAACCTGCTGGTGCTGACCACTGGCAAGCCTATTCTGGTGTCTGGGTCTTCCCCGGACTCGCTGGATCAGGCGCCTTTGGACATTCCGCAGGGTTGCATTGCGCCGCGCTCGGTGGTGAGCATGGGCGCGGGCGTGGCCTGGGCGTCAAACGATGGGCTGTGCTGGTATGGCGCAGGCGGTGCGCGGGTGTTGACTGCTGGCGTGTTGTTGCGCGAGGACTGGCTCAAGCTGCGCCCGGAAACCATTATTGGGCAAATGTACGAGGGCCTGTACTTTGGCAGCTATGAGCCATCGCCAGGGGCCCCGCGCAAGGGATTTTTGGTAGATCCTGCAGGTGGCGCAGGCATTTTCTTCCTGAGCGAAGGCTTTGATGCTGCGCACTTTGATAGTGCACAAGACCAGCTGTATGTGCTGCGCAGCACGCGAATCCTGAAATGGGATGCTGCCGAGAGCTTCATGTCTGCAACGTTCCGGTCAAAGACCTTCAGGCAGCCACAGCCGACCACGTTCTCCTGCGCAGAGGTTGTGGCCAGCGCTTACCCGGTGCGGCTGACCATCCTGGCCGATGGGGTGCAGCGGTTTTCTGCAGAGGTGCACAGCCGTGAGCCGCTGCGTCTGCCCGCTGGGTTCAGGGCCATGGATTGGGCCATCGAAGTGCAGTGCACTGGCGCTGCAGCGATTCAAGCCGTGATTTTGGCCGGCAGCATTCAGGAGCTTGCAGCAGTATGAGTGAAGACAAGCGACTAGACATCCCGGCGCCTGGCTCGCCCAACTTTGAGGCACGGGTGCGCGAAGCGCTGCAGACCTACATGGGCACACGCGGCGACCCGCTGGACAAGGGGTTGACGCTGCGCGACCTGACGGACATCGGGCTGCTGGAGTATGGCGGCGGCCGCGGGCCCAACACGACCATTCGACCGGGGCGTGTGTATCCGCGCATCCCCGAAGAAGACGAGACGGAGGACCTAACCCCGCCACCAACACCCACGGGGTTCGCGCTGGACGCTGGGATTACCAATGTGTTCATTACGCACGACGCCCCTACCTACACGCAGGGCCGTGGCCATGACCGAACCATTGTTTATGGCGCCAAGCGAAATAGCGGCGACCCACTGCCGACCTTTGCCCAGGCCGCGAAGATTGCCGACTTCATTGGTGAGGTGTATGGATACCCTACCGACCCAGCCACGATCTGGCATATGTGGATCACCTGGCGCACGCGCGACGGTGTGGAGTCGGTTACACCAGCCGGAGGGGTCAACGGACTGCAGGTTCGCACAGGCGAGGATGTGCAGCGACTGCTGGATGCACTCAATGGGCAAATCACTGGCTCGGAGCTAAACACCGAGCTGTCGAAAGTCATTGACGACTCGATGGTGGGGGTGAAGTACCTGGCCACACAGTACGGCATGCGAGTGCAGGTGGCGGCTGATGGGCGGCGGCTGATTGGCGGCTATGGCCTGATGGGAACCAACAGCGCCGAGCGCGGGCCCAGCATCGACTTCGGGGTGCTGGCCAACAGGTTCTATGTGGGGGCACCTGCCGAGAATGGTGCCATCAGCTCCACTCGCCCGTTTATTGTGCAGACAACGCCAACTACGATCAATGGCGTGAATGTGCCAGCCGGGGTTTACATCGAAGACGGCTTTATCAAGAACGGCACGATCACCAACGCCAAGATTGCCAATGCAGCCATTGACAACGCGAAGGTCAAGGAGTTGTCGGCGGACAAGATCAAGGCCGGGTCCATCGCTGTCGGGCAGTACATCCAGAGTTCAACCTACAACCCCACCAACGCCAAAGGGTGGCGCATCACGGGCGATGGCCTTGCGGACTTTCGTGAGGTGGTTGTGCGCGGCGGCGTGTTTGCCAACTACGGGGCGATTTCTGGCATTGCCATTGACCAGGATGGCCTGAGAACCGCACCCTATGGTGTCGGGCCAGGGTTCTACCTTGGTAACGATGGGCGGTTTTCGCTGGGGTCCGCACTCACCTGGAGCGGCACCAAGCTCAATATCCAGGGGGACGCCACGTTTTCCGGGGCGCTGGCTGCGGCCACGGGCACATTCAAAGGCGAGTTGTCGGCGGCCACCGGCACATTCAAGGGAGCGCTGCAGGCGGCAAGCGGTTCATTTTCAGGCACCCTGACTGCGGACGCCATCAACGCGGTGAGCACCATCAACATCGCAGGCAATGCGGTAACGATTCCTGGCGGGGCTTTTGGCTCTTACCGTGCCGAGGTGGTGTTGAGCACGGATGTTCCAACCCGGTTCATGCTGGTCGGCACCTTCACGCAGGGAGAAGGGCGCTACGGACTGCCGTGGCTGCTTCGGCACAACGGAGTGGATTTGCAGTCAGAGCTTTCAGTGGATTGGGTACTTGGTGCCATGAGCCGATTTGTGGACGCACCGCCTGGCGTGCACACGTTCGTGATCTACACCCCGGTGGAAACCGGCGATGGGCGTTGCGGCCTGACGGTTTTGGGGGTCAAGCGATGACAGTGGATTTTTACCTGTACGACGAAGATGGGCGCATCGTGATGTCTGGCCAATGCCCCGAGAGCATGCTGAATTTGCAGCGTAAACCAGGGCTCACCCTTGCCAAGGGGTCTGCGTCACACAGTAGCCAGTACGTGGAAGGCGGGCTCCTTTTTGATATGCCGCCAAGGCCGGGGCCACAGCATACCTTTGACTACAAAGCCAAGGTTTGGCACCTGCCGGAAGAAAAAGCGTGGGCTGCCGTGCGCGCCGAGCGTGACAGGCTGCTAACGGCTACAGATTGGCGGCTGCTTCGCGCTGCAGAAACCGGTGTTCCTGTGGAAGCCGAGTGGCTGGAATACCGCCAAGCCCTGCGCGATGTGACCAAGCAACCAGACCCATCCGCTATCAAGTGGCCGACTCCCGTGGCAAGCATGCCACCCTCGGGCAATGGCCCGTCATGAATTCGATTACGAGCTTGAAACCGTTTTGCCCTTTGCGCAGAGCCTGATTCAGGG